TTTGTGCATTAGCCGCATTGGTTGCGTCTTTGTTATACCCAAGGGCAAGCTGGTCAACCCCAACGAGTTTATCCATGCCGGGGATGGTTGAGCCAGCAACAGAAAGGCCACCAGAAACAGTATCTTGGCCAGCCATCCTTGAAACAACATCAGGCAGGGCGCCGGTAACCGTATCTTGAGCGGCTGCAAGACCACCCAAAACCGTATCCTGGGGCGCGGAAACGCTCGATAAGCCTCCGGTTGGGAAGTAATCCCCAAATACTTTGCCAGTAGCGCGTCGGATGTCCTCATCGGATACGCCATATTGAGCCATGGCAGCGCGGGTAGCTTCTTCGGTCGGAGCATTCGCGAAGAAGTCGCGGATATTCTGATTCATGGCCTCCAGGCCGATGCCACCTTCTCCCGTCGCGTACTGATATGCAGTCGATGCCATTTAGTTCACCGCGTTATTGAAAGCGAAGGCCCAATCTTGCCATCGGTCGAACCCGTGCGGGGTCGGTACACCATAGTTCGAGAACAAAGCGATCGAACAAATTGAAAGCGCAAAGTCCTTCCAGTTCTCTTCGGGCACCGGCCACATAAGCTGCTGGGCCTCGTACTTTTCCGCGATGAGCGCGTTCCAGTAGGACCATTCCATGTTCCGGGGGTCGTAGATCTGCGTCATGGCGTGTAACCCCTGACATCGCCCATATCGAGCGACAAGAGAATGCGACCCATTTGATAGTCCCCGCCGATGATGTTGGACTCGAACTTGAGCCTCAGTTCCCGGCGCTGTTCTTTTAAGTCGATCTTGGTCGTGCTTGCATCAAACGTATAAGGTCCGCTTGTAACGTCGGCTGCCTGCGCGTAAGGACGTCCAATGATGTACATGGTCATCTCTTGGTCTTGCAGGAAATCAGGCTCCACGCGCTCCAGGCGAGACCAGAAATTGTCCCCGATCGGAACCTCCTGCGCTGGGTTACCAGTCACCCAGGACAGGTCGTGCGTCGTGAAATACGAATCGATGGCAGAGGTTGAAGCACCGTCGACAACATCCACCCCGACTTCGTGCTGCCAGAGCTTGGTAAACCCGCCGCCGATGTCTTGAGTACCTCCAGCGACTGGATACTTGAAAACCTGGGAGAAGTAACCCGATGAGCGCTGAGCATGAATGCTTTGGCCAGCGTCGTACCACGTCTTTTCGCGGACGTTGTAAATAATCGCGTCGGTACACTCGGTGGCCGACCCTCGAGGGTAGAACCACCAGATCTCGCCATAGCGAGGCACCTTCCAGGCCCAGACCTTTTGCCGCTGGGTATAGTTCAAATTGTCGAAGAACCAGTTTTGGTTCATCGGGTTCGGGATCTCTTGAACCACGCCGTTGTACATCAGGAAGCGGTCAACCCCGCACCAGTAATAGATCCCGTCGTACTCGATAACGCCCGAAGACGAGAGAATTGAAGATTGCGAGGTAATGATGTCGTAGCGCCAGTAATCAGGAGCGCCGATGTAAGAGACGCGAATCAGCGAATCAAGCGACCAGAATAAACCCGAGGGCGCGTTCGTACCGCCTCGCACCGGAAGGCCTTTGACGATCTTGCCTGTAGCGACGTTGACCTCGTTGGCATCGGCTGAGTTCCAGTCCAGGGGATTACCCTTGGAATTGTTCTTGATCAAACCCGAGTTACCGTAAACGAAGATGTACGGATGAAGAGCGACAACACCGCCAGAGACCGAGACGATGTCACCCGTTGGATCAGGACCGCTGACGTCACGAAGCTCGGTCAATGTCGTCCCGGTAATCGCGCCATAAAGCACTGGCGTGTTGGTTGTCGAGTCGACCTGCGCCAGATTCTGCCCTGGGTGGACCAAAAGCTGATTTACGCCACCTTGCGCGTCGTAAGAAGAGTCAAATTGATAAACATTATTGGCGCTTGCAGTGAAAACCGAGCTAATAGTGGCTACCGGGATGCTAAAAGCGGTCGTTACGGTCCCGCCGAGGCTCGTAGCGTCGGCAGAAAGCGTATCTCCGACCGTATAACCGACGCCAGACTGCACATAAGCCGAGGTAATCGTGGCCACGGGCACCGAAAAGCCTGAGCCAGTGCCACCAAGATTGGCCGTGGTAGCTGAAAGCACGTCGCCAGGGGTATACCCAGCGCCAAGATCGGTAAGCGAAACGGTTGTAACAGCCCCGGCAGCAACCGTTACCGTCGCAATAGCGCCCGAACCAAGGCCGCCAGTAAGGGGAACGTCGGTATAAGTGCCGTTTGTGTATGCAGACCCGCCCGTAATGGTTCCGAGCGTCAAAATCGGGCCGGTGTCGGTAATAACGACTGACGTTACGGACCCGCCAGCGATCGTGATGTTGCAATAAAGGCCGGTTCCAGTGCCTCCGGTCATGGCCACGCCGTTATAGGTGCCGTTTGTGTAGCCAGACCCTGGGACTAGAGTCCCAAAAGTCGCAATTGGCCCCGTAAAAGTGAAATCAGAGACACCTGCGCCAACGCCGTTGTTATCAACGCCGATAACCTGAATGCCTGAAGCGTAGGACGTGAAGATGTTGTTAATACCGTTGCTGGAATCAACGAACATCCCTCGAGTCGGGCCATAGATCTGATTGGAGATCCGCTTAACGCCAAGGACTTTTCTTGGCCGTCCACGCTGAAAGCGTACCCATAAGCCATCAGAGTATTGGTCCCCGTCCAAAACGGTACCGTCCCGGCGTATTCCAGGCTGCGTATTGATCGTGATGACCTTCTCAGTCATTAGAACGACCCTCCGGCAAGCCCTTCAGTGGTGAGAAGCATCTTGGTATTTCCGCCAACGGACCACCCGATCTTCGATCCACCCGAGGGTCGATACATACCGGTATTGGTCTCAAGCGCAAAGTTTAGCGACGGTGCCGCGGCCGATCCATCAATCAATGACACCGCCAAGGCCCCTGTAATCACCGTGGTGGCGTTCAGGACGTTAACCGAGTCGCATACCAAGGTAGCCTGCTGATTGGGCTGTAGCGTGGCTGTAAGACCCCCTACGACCCCTGTCTCGAAGGTGACGTTATAAGCACCCGTCGTTTGATTAAGGGCAAAGTAGACCTGAACCGCCGCGGGAAACTGGACTGTGACAGCGCCAGTCAAAGCACCCGTCACCTTGATGATTGTGTTTTGCGCCTGGGCCGGGGTTAGCGTGTAGGTTCCCGAGGTTACCGGCAGCACAAGCTGCGAATAAGCAAAGGTCGTTGCCTGCCCCAGGCCTACGGTATAGAAAGCACTGCCCGAGCAGACAATGAAGGCCGAGTCACCAATCTGCAAGGCAAGATTCGAGTCGCCGTTGATCAGTTCCGAAGCGTTTGGATCAATGGTTAAAAGGCCCGTGCCGTTATTACGAACCATGAAGAACCAGTCGTCACCCAGGGTTGCGGCTGCGGTGAGTGCAATGGTTCCGACGCCACCCGTCCAAATTAGTGTTTTGGCGCGGTAGGTTGAGTCGGCCGTAAATCCAGAGGATGTCGTCGTGACTGGGTGCGATTGATTGAGCGTCGTGGTTATGGCTTTAAGGCCATAGCCTGCAAGCGTTGCGGCATCGGCAGAGCTTGAGCCTGTACCGAAAGCAATGACGCCCCAGGTTCCCGCAACCGTCGAGTTGTCGGTCACATAGATGTACTTAGCCTCACCTGCTGCGACCGAGACAATCGTATTGCCTGCGTTGTCGCGCATCGTGAAGGTGTTTGAACCGACGTTGCGGATAAGAGAATCAGTGCCAACCGAAGTCTCATTAGCAGGCGGCATGTAAACGGAAAGGCTTCCCGTCGTTGCCGTGATCTGCATGATCCTGGCGGCATAGTTGCCAAGGGCGTTGCCATCAAGTGGCCAAGCCAGCGTCAGGTTAGCCGAGATCGAGAATGACTTATAGCTGACGTCCGTGGGTTGAATGACGTCCCCAGTGAATACATTGACGTAGGAGGTCATACTTCTTGCACCGTAGCCGAACGATCGATCGTCCGGGTATCGTTCTCGAGCTTGAGCGTTTGAATGGCGCGGTCATACAAGGACTGCCAAAGCTGTACCCGAGAGTCGTTTTTCAGGAAGGGCATGGCCTGCAAAAGTGTGCCGTAAAGCATGGCCTGGGGCGCGTTGATCGTGAACCAGTTGGTTTGATTGGTTGCGTCTAGCGGCTGAATCTTCTCGTAGTAAAGGACCTCAAACGCATAAGCAGCATCAGGCGTTGGCGCAATGAGCCAGTTGTCGAAGTCGTAGTCGGCGTAAAAAAGCGGTTCGCCTTCGGTTGTTGGGTTGGGCCAATAGTTGCGTAGGTACTCATACTTCCTCAAAAGCAGTGGCTTGCGTTCGCCTGCGACCGTGATGTTGAAGGAGGTCGTCTTCCTCCAGCGCGTAGGCTTGGCAATAACCGGAGTGCCTTGGACCATGGTCGCAGAGACGGTCTCTTGCTGGCCAAGGATCTTTAGCTCGTCCGAAATGATCGACTCGGCGAGGTTGATAAAAGACGGGATCTGATTGATCGTCTGCGCGTCCGAGCGTTCCAGGTAGAGCGTGACATCCGCTACCAGGGACGTGTAGGTCATGGTGACAGCCATTATCGGTACCTTGCGGTTTTCTCGCGGATCTTCGAGGGTTGAGCGACAAATTGCTTACCGGACTTGGTACCCTCACGCTTAGCGCGTGTGGTGGCTGCATACTCAGCAGGCGAAAGCGCCTCTCGCGCTCTCCGGGGCAGGTACCGTTCACCGGTGGCCTTAGGCCCTTGCGTGGAAGGCTTGCCGGATTTCGTACCCCAATCCTCGCTCGTCCACTTTGAGAGCGAATTATCCGCCTTTTTGGGCCCTTTGTAACCCCCACCCGAAGCTTTGTACTTTTGAGTCGCTAATTGCGCCTTACGGGCGCTCCATTGGCCTGGATCACCGCCTTTATCGGAGGCTTTTACGGACGCCACAATGCGCTTCCACTTGGCCGGATCTGACTTGGTCGCTGAACTCATCGCATTAACGCGGCCTCGGCCGCCCTCCTACGGGTTAGTCCTGGCAAAACCCTGCCAGCGGCTTTATTCCACTTCAAGCACTCATCCGCGGCACCATCCCAGTTATCGGCGTCGATGCGCTTTTTGAAGGTGCTCACCCTGTAGTTACCAAGGCCGCAGTTATAGGCCCAGCTTGTAACCGCTGCCATGCGCCTTGGGATCGCTTTTGACAGGCTGGGCGACATCTTGAGCAAACCCCGCACGAAATACTCGACGTGGTGGTCCAGGGCGTCCTCGCACTGCTCGATCGTCCAGATAGTCCCAGGGTTGATTTCCGGGCCCGTGGCGCCCCATCCTATAGTCCAAGGATGGCCACGAGTCCCAGGGTCTGGATAGGCCGTTACACGCCCGTCAGGCAAACGCTTTGCCAGCCCTTCAAAGGGCTTGATCAGTACATCCTTGCAAAGCTTCTTAGCCTCATTCACTGGACTTCTCTTTGATCAATCGGTTGACATGCTCCCAAAGCGCGTGGATCTGCCTGTCGTGGTCCTTCTCGAGGTAATCAAGCCGAGTCTTAATGGTCACGGCATAAACGGCCACGCCAACAAGCGCAACCCCCAAGAACCAAACCCTTGCGAGGGAATCGATCAAGGCTTCCACGACTACCCACCTTTGTTGTACTTCTCAATCGATCGTCCTACAAACCAGAACGTAAGCATCATGTTCAGCATGGCAAAATCATCCTCGTCGTAGGACTTGGTCAAGACCTCGGCCCAGTTCGCATTGGTCTGGAAGGCAATCGTTAAGCCAGCAGCTTTAACAGCAACATAAACCCCAAAAGCAATCCAAGTGAGGCCAGGACGGGTGATAGCAGTGACAAAAGAAGCCAGCCAACCTGCCTCCTTTGCAGTCTGAGCCTGCTCCTTAAACGCCTCCTTGATCGTGTCCATTTGTTGAATGCTGTAGTCAACATACTTTTCCTCCATCTTGAACTCGCCCCTCATTTTTTCGAGGTCGGTTTGGAGTTGGAACATGGATAACTCGTGCTGGCGCTCGTTCTTCTTGTCCA